TGGCTTTTCCTTCAGTTTCTTCCAAGACGTCCATTAATTCATCTATTCTATTATTTTTAATAGGTTGGGTCATTCCATCATCAGATGTAAAGTGGCCACAAGTTATTTGATGTAATCTCATTAATTGAGTCAATGCATTAACTGTAGTGACTTTCTTACCATTTAAAGTAGCTAAAGCTTCTTTTTTCATTTGCTCATATACTTTAAATTGATCAGGACTCAATTTAATTTGTCTTTTCATATATATTTTATCGGGTAGATCTAAGCAATCTACTTTCAATACTCTGTAAGAAAAAGGTTTTAATTTTTCTGAAAGTTCTCCTAATCTTTGAAAACCAGCAACTAATTGAATCTGTCTTCCAGAAATATTGGCTGTTTTCATAATGGCATATCGAGTTCTAAAAGCGTAATAAGATTGAAAATCTAATAACCAAGGACTTAAAAACTCACATTGAGAATATAAATCTAAAGGGTTTTTAGTAACCGGAGATCCAGTCATTATTCTTCTATATTTCGCCATTTCAGATATTTTAAGAATACTTTTTGTTCTCTTAGCTTTAGGATTTTTAATGGTAGTAGATTCATCAATCGCCATTAATGTATTATGAGAAGATAAAAACTTTCTAGCAAAATCTACACCTTTAGTTGTACTAAAAGCTTCAACATTCATAATTAGAATATGAAGCTCTTCTCCAGTTTTAAATAAAGTACCTAATTTTTTTGATTGACCTTTAGTTATATTAGCTTGCCACAAAACGGTCACACTTTCTATATGTGTTGGTAAGTGCGCAGGTATCTCATTGTTATACCAAGTTCCTACAACCCCTTTTGGGGCTATAATTAAAGCACCATCAACTTTACCTTTATCATAAAGCATAGCTACATTATCTATTAATACTTTTGTTTTACCGGTTCCCATTTCCATAAAATAGGCATAGGTTTCTCTATTCCATGATTTTTCCAACGCAGTCAATTGATGCGCGTATGGCTTTGTCTTAAATTTGTAATCCATAATTTTTCTACTTTCTAGTTGACAATATAAGGGTGAAGACCTATATTGTCAAGCATGAAAGAAAATAATTTACAATATGGGGACATAAGTAATAAATCGGAACCACCGATAGTTTATGTGATTCAAGAAATTCCAGGCACTAAAGATGGTAGACCTAAAATAAATATTATGGGTGCAGCAACTTTTGGTAAATTTAAATTTTTATTACCAGAGCTTTCACAAATAATTTTTTCACCAGGTCCACTTATTTTTAAGCTTAGAAAAGCGTTAGCAAATTATAGACAAAAAGATTTTTTATTATTGACTGGGGATCCAGCTATAATAGGAGTTGCATGTTCTATAGTTTCTGACATAACCAACGGCAAATACAACTTATTGAAATGGGATAAACAAGAAAGAAAATATTATTCCATAGCGATAGACTTATACGAGAAAGGAAAAATAGATGAGTAGTATTGACTTTGAAAAGGACCAGCAGGAGGTCATTAAAAAAACTGACAACATACAATCTTTGGCAGATCAAGTTGAAAGATTAGAAGCTTTACAACAAAGACTTGAACTACAAGAAGATAATATGAAGAACACTAAAAAAGAATTAGATCATATATCCGGAGAAGTTATTCCAACTATGATGAGTGAAATGGGTTTATCTCATTTAAAACTTATGGATGGATCTTCGGTAGATGTTAAACCAAATTATAGCGCTACTATCACTGTTGCTAACAGAGAGAAAGCGTTTAACTGGCTTCGTAATAATGGACTAGGAGATATAATCAAAAACGAGATACTCGTATCTTTTGGTCGCAACGAAGATAACAAGGCAGCTGATTATGCTGCTCTTGCACAAGAGCGTGGGTACCAGCCGACACAAAAGTTGAAGGTTGAACCCATGACTCTTAAAGCGTTAGTCCGTGAACGTTTAGAGGCAGGTAAAGAAATGCCAACGGAAATTTTCAACATATTTGTTGGAAATAAAACAACAATAAAAAGGAAACAATAAACATGAACAATGTAACAACCAAAACAAATGCAGGTGCATTAGCTACGAATCTTTTCGAAGCAGATGCAAATGCTGGCTCTCAGAATATGACGCAGGAAGATCTTGCGTTACCATTCCTGAAAGTCTTAGGACAACTATCTCCTGAAGTTAATAAGAGGGATGGGAAGTATGTCGAAGGTGCAGAACCTGGCATGATTCTCAACACTGTCACAAATGAAATTTTTGACGGAGCTAAAGGGATAGATGTGTTGCCAGTATTCTATGAAAGAAAATACGTAGAATGGCAAGACAGAGGTGAGGGTAAAGGTTCTCCAGTAGCAATTCACACTGCCGATAGCGACATTGTGAGCACGACTACTAGAGATAAAGCGTTCAAAGATCGTTTACCAAATGGTAATTATTTAGAAAACACTGCAAATCATTTTGTAGTTATTCTAGGTGATAGTCCACAAACTGCTTTGATTTCTATGAAAGCTACTCAATTAAAAATTAGTAGAAAATGGAACTCAATCATGATGGGGATTAAACTAACTGGTAAGAATGGATTATTTACGCCGCCAACTTATAGCCACATTTATAATCTAAAGACTGTTCAAATGTCTAATGACAAAGGAACATGGTTTGGATGGGAAGTGTCTAAAGTAGGACCAGTCACAGATAAAGGTGTTTATAATATTGCAAAGAGCTTTGCTGAAAGATTAGGCAAAGGTGAAGTGCAAGTTAAACATTCATCTGAGGAACCTAAACAGGATTCTCCATATTAATCACTAACGCAAGTTAGTTCCTAGGATTGGGCGTGGAAGCGAGAGTGGAAACGCCCAAGACAAATTTATGATAGAATTTAAAAATATATTTAAAGGTTTAGAAAGAGCACATGGTTGCACGAAGGTTGGTCCCTCTAATAGTAGTGGAGAAAAGGTTAAAGGACAATCTTTTGTAGTAAGACAACCAGTTACAGATGATCTTTGGACAAAACATTTAGATGGCACCCAAAGTTTAGGAATTATTCCAATAAACGAAGATAATCAATGTGTATGGGGATGTGTAGATATAGATTCTTATGCAGGTTTTGATCACAAAAAATTAATTAATAAAATAAAACAATTCAATCTCCCACTCATAGTATGTAGGTCTAAGAGCGGAGGCGCTCACGTGTTTCTGTTCTCAGAAAAAGCGGTATCAGCAGAAAGAATGAGAGACAAACTTACCGAGATAAAAACACTACTAGGATATGGAGGATCAGAAGTCTTCCCAAAACAAATAGAATTAAAATCAGCAGACGACACAGGAAACTTTTTAAATTTACCATACTTTAATGGTGATGATACTACGCGATATGCATTTAAAGATGATGGTAGTGCAGCGAGTTTACAAGAATTTTATGGGATCTATAGTAATGTAAAACAACTAGATGTTGGTTCCATAAAAGTACAGAGGCCTCAGTCAGAATTTTCTGACGGGCCTCCGTGCATAGAGTTAATGGCTATAAATAAAATTCCAGAAAATGGTGGACGTAATAATGCAATGTTTCATTTCTCTGTATATGCCAAAAAGAAATGGCCAGCAGAGTGGAAAACAAAACTAACAATGTTTAATGCTGATGCAACCGTCTCCCCACTAACTGAAAATGAATTAGATATAGTCAAGAATCAACATGCTAAAAAAGATTGGGGATATAAATGTAATGACATTCCTATGTGTAACTTGTGTGATAAAAAATTATGTCGAAGTCGTAAGTATGGAATTGGAGAAGAGATTGTATTTCCTGCACTAACAGATTTACAAAAGATTAAATTAGAAAAACCATATTATTATCTAAACGTAGACGGAGAAAGATTATACTTAGAAAATGTTAAATACCTAAAACAACAAAACTTATTTCAAGAAGCATGTATGGAACAGTTGGATTTCAAACCACCAACAGTTAAACCTAAAGATTGGGATGCAATTATTAATCCATTAATGAAGAATCACGAACCAGTAGAACCACCAGAAGGTGTAACAACACAAGATCAATTACAAAATCATTTAGAAGAGTTCTGTTTAAACAGACATGTAGGAACTGAAATGAGTGATCTTAAATTAGGTGGAGTATGGACAAGCGGTGGTTATCACCATTTTGTTTATAATATGTTTTATACAAAATTTTTAATAAGACAAAGGTGGGACATTAACTATCAACGTACTGCACAAATGTTAAAGGAAGCATGTAATTGTGAAGATAAAAGAATAGGTAGAGATAGAACATCAGTCTTTGTAGTAAAACAATTTGATAAAAAAAATGAAGAGTATGTTCAAAAAGAATTAAAACCGAAGGATGTGTTTTGAAAACAATAGTATTAGGACCACCAGGCACAGGTAAGACTACAACACTATTAAATAAGGTTGATGATTATTTAAAAGAAACAGATCCTGATAGAGTAGGATACTTTGCTTTTACTCAGAAAGCTGCTTACGAAGCAAGAGACAGGGCAATTAAAAAATTTAATCTTACAGAAGATGATCTTCCTTACTTTAGAACATTACACTCACTAGCATTTAGAAAACTTGGACTTAAAAAAGATCAGGTTATGCAACCAAGACATTATAAAGATCTTGGAAAAAAATTAGGATTCCCGGTAGCTTATGCAGAACATAGTCATGATCATGGTATATTCACCAGTGATAGTGAATATCTACAAATAATTCAATTAGCTCAACTGAGAAATCTTACACCGGAACAACAGTTCGATCGAAGAGAACATACTCAAGACTTAGAGAGAAATAAATTAACCATTATATATAATGAATTACAAAGATATAAAAAAGAATATGCTTTAATAGATTTTAACGACATGATTTTAAATTTTATAAAATCAGATCTATCTCCTAAGTTTGATGTAGTCTTTGTTGATGAAGCTCAAGACTTATCTCTTATGCAATGGGATATGACTAAAACTATATGGGACAAGGCGGAAGATACCTTTATCGCTGGAGATGATGACCAAGCTATTTTTAAATGGGCTGGTGCTGATGTAGATTCTTTTATAGCTTTGCAAGATCAAATGATTAATCTTCCTCTAATACAATCACATAGAATACCTATTAAAGTACATCAATTAGCTATGAATATAATTAATAGAGTTAGAAATAGAATAGATAAAAATTGGAAACCTAAAGTCAATCAAGGAAGTTTACACCGTCATTTTGATGTGGAGTCTATAGATATGTCCTCTGGTGAATGGTTAATACTAGGTAGAACTAAACACATGCTTAAAGAAATAGAAGACACTTTATATAGAAGAGGTTGGTATTACGAGAATAGATATAAAAGAAGTTATGAGAAAGATATGCAAGAAGCAGCAACTGACTGGGAACATTTAAGACAAGGTCAGTTATTATCTTATAAACAAATAGAAAAAATATACAGTTACATGAATGAAGATAATGTAGAGAAGAAAAAATTAAAAGGGATGGTGAAAGGTTCTTTCTATGGCATTGATAAATTGACCACGGACCACGGACTTAAAACTAACAAAGTTTGGTTTGAAGCATTTAATGATGCAGGAACTAGAAGTATTAATTATTTAAGAAAGATGAGAGCAAACGGAGAATCTCTCAATAAAAAACCAAGAATAGAATTGTCTACGATTCACGCCGCTAAAGGTGGGGAATCACAAAACGTAGTTCTTTTAACTGATCTTACTAAAACTACAATGGAAGGGTATGAAAAAAATCCAGATGATGAAAACAGATTATACTATGTGGGAGCAACACGAACAAAAGAAAACTTGCATATAGTGGAACCAAAAATAGCAAACAAAGGATATATAATATGATGTGTAATTGCAGAGGATGTAAACAAAATATGAAAGTAATGGGAGAACTTAGTGTGGCAGTATTTTTATCATGCTTTCTAACAATAGCGTGGTTTATGTGAGTGTAAAATCAATTAAAGGGACTATTGGAGAACATAAAATAGTAATCCAACTATTAAAACAAGGCTATCATTTGGCCAAAGCAATTGATCAACAGTGTCCTTTTGATCTTGTAGCAGTGTCTCCTGAGGGAAAAGTTAGATTGATTGATGTTAAAACTGAATCGTATCGTAAAAATAAACCTACGTGGAGTAAAAAATCTACCAAGATTAATAGAGTTCTTAAACCTATTCAGAAAAATTTAAATGTTGAATTAATGATGGTGGAATATGAGTGATGAAATTTATAAAAAGCAGGTAGGGGGGAATCACTATCGTAGTATGGTGATTCAGCCATCAGAATTTATAAACAGAAATAATATTCCGTTCGCTGAAGGAAATGCTATAAAATATTTATGCAGACATAAACAGAAAAATCAGAAAGAAGATTTGTTAAAAGCAAAACATTACATTGACATGGCAATTGATAGGGACTATCCTGAGCAAGTGAAAGAAGAAATAAAAGAAAAGAAAAATTCTTGGGGTATTGTTAAATGACCCAGCTAAGTTTATTTGATGAAAAAAATGATCCAGTCTTTGAACAGGATTTTGAAAAAGG